GAATGTAGGTGAAGTCGCCAGTATACCGCATGACCTGTCCGTTCCGCATCTTCACCTCCCGATCATTAATCACGAAGGTGAAGCGCGGCTCGGTTCGCAGAGAGATGATCTCGCCAGCAGCTTGCTTCTCATGTAGGTGATCGCATCGCTTTGCCTCCGTGATGCTGGCGTGCGTGTGACCATTTTTGCAGGAAGCCTTGCGGGCGAAGAATCGGCTCATTTCGTCAGGGCCTCCGTGGCTTTGGCAACCAATGGATTACGCTTTGCCCGTATATCCCAAGTTTGATTTAAATGCACAAGGCTGGTGTGATCCATATATTTCTCGGCATTATCCGGCCTGGGGAATAGTTTGGCGATCTGAGGGAATGACCAGCCGTGATGGCGAAGCACCTTTGTCACAACAGATCGAGCATCGACGTAAATGCGCTCACGATTGCCATTGATCAGATGCTTGACAGAGATGCCAAATATCTTGGCGACTCGCTTGATCACCAGTTCATGGAGTTGCCCTTCATGCTCTTTCAATTTCTCCAAGGCACTGGCAACCACCTCACCAGCAATCTTGTTGCTAGCATCTTCCCGCAAGCGCTTTTGCTCTTGGAGTCTGCGAATATGGTCTAGTTCACGCTTGAGTTCTTTTTCGCGCCTTTCCTTGGCGCAAGTCATGCAGCGATCATAACCATCAGCACAGGTTTCATATGGGCCATCATGGCGCTGGCAGAAGAAGGTGAACTTCTCTGGCGCTGTGATAACGTGCTTCTGCTTCTTGTTCTCGTGCTTTCTGCGAAACTCCCGGCATTCTTCAAGTGAAGGTGCGCGTCCAAAATGATCCTTGACACGCGCCCTAATGGTTGAGGGATCGGAAATGTATTCCGCCAGACGGCTTGCCAGCGTTTCAGGCGTAAAGGACTCTTCGTAAATCATCAATCACGCCGCCCGCTCTGCAACCAACTCATCAAGTGCTTCCTGCACGGCCAGATACATTTCCAGCAATGGCGTGGATCGACCTGAGCGCCAGTTGCTCAATGTTACCCTGGTAACACCGGCTCGATCCGCCAGCTGCGTCATCTTGATGCGATGTTCCGCAGCGCGGCCATAAAGCTTGCCGATTGCCCGTTCTGATCTTGTCATTATTCGCTCCTTCACAAAAATGTGGAGGCCCGTTTAGAATAGGGCTTTACATATGTCCATAGCCTATTATTGTCAGCGCATCACAACGGAGGGCCACATGGCACACGATCATTGCACTATCTGCGCATTTGAATTGAAGGATGCTTTTGACTCTTGCCCTGCTTGCGATGCGGCAGAGGCAATCATTCACGGGGGCTATGCCCATCCAAATTATCACGAACTGCTTGCTGAGAAGATCGGGAACCTTCTCATGGAGCGCGATTGGCAGAGCGTGATCCAACTGCATAAGTTCCCTCGTTACGCATAGGAGCGAAAAGTGACTGTCCATAAGAAACTCAATCAGGCGCGTCTGCGCTTCCACGCACTCCCACTCAAGAAGTCGGGCCACAACAAGTTTGCTGGCTATCGTTATTTTGAACTGGGGGACTTTCTGGTTCCCGCATTGCAGATTTGCGAAGAGGTCGGGATCAGTTGCACCATTAGCTTTGCTGATGGCAATGCGACCATGCGGATCGTAGACGTAGAGGACGGCTCTGCGATTATCCTGAACACGCCAATGGCCGATGCCTCAACCAAGGGGCAACTTCCAATTCAGTCTCTGGGAAGCCAGCATACCTATCTGCGCCGCTATCTCTGGATGCTTGCGCTTGAGATCGTCGAGCATGATGCAATTGACGCAGTAGCTGGCAACGTAGAGCCTGAGCCGATTGTCATCAGCCCGGACAAGCTGTCATACCTTCAGGGCCTGATTGACAGCACGGGAACCGACATCGCCGCGCTGTGCAAGCATTACAAGATTAAGGCGCTGGTTGACCTCTCGCCTGAGAAATACGCAGCAGCCGTTAAGGTTCTGGAAAAGAAGGTGGCAGAATGACGCAGGACATTGAGCAGCGCACAGCGGAATGGCACGCAGCCCGCTGTGGAAGCCTTGGGGCATCGGCAATTGCTGATGCCCTGAGCAAGACCAAGGACGGCAAGCCGGGATCGACCAGCCAGGGACTTCGTGCGAAATTGGTTGTTGAGCGCCTCACTGGCGTTCAGGAGGATGGCTTCAAGAGCGCGGCCATGCAGCACGGCATTGACAATGAGGATGCTGCCAGAATGGCATACGAGGCCCGCACAGGCGACTTTGTGGTTAAGACGGGCCTTCACCGCCATCCCTTCATTGAAGGCACTCACGCCAGCCCAGACGGACTTGTGGGCGAAGAGGGATTGGTGGAGATCAAGTGCCCGAATAGCTCAACGCATATTGACACCATGAAAACAGGCAAAGTGCCGACCAAATACATTTACCAGATGCAGTGGCAAATGCGCTGCACGGATCGCCAGTGGTGCGACTTCGTTAGCTTTGATCCCAGGATGCCAGAGGCCTTGCGCCTTTGGATAAAGCGGATTCACCGCGACGATGCGAAGCTGGCTGAGTTAGAGGCTGGCGTAATTGAGTTCCTTCATGGAGTGCGGGACGATGTTGAACTTCTGCAAGAGATGGCTGGCGGTTCGCCGGTTGAAGAAAACGCTGCGGCCTGATCCGCAGTATCGTGAGCGCCGGTTGTCGCAGTATTCAAAAGAGCGGCAGGAAAGGTATTGGCGAAATGTTGCCTAAGCGAATCCCCAAGGCATCGAAGCGTGCCAGCCGATGGAAATCCCAAGCGCACTGCAACTTCGTCCGTGGTCATGCTTGCTGCAATTGTGGCAGCATGGCCGGGATCGAAGTGGCCCATGTCCGCATGGGATCGGGCGCGGGAATGGGGCAAAAGCCTGACGATTGGTTCACAGTTAGTCTGTGCAGGGGCTGTCACCAACTGCAGCATAGCATCGGAGAGCCAACCTTTTGGCGCAACTATGCCAAGGAGCATGGCTGCACCGTTCATCAACTCATGAATGCTTATGCGAAGGCTAGCCCCAGGGCACGGGAAATCGCAGAAGCAAAACGAGAGCGTGACCTGTGAGCCAGACTGTAATCCTGCGCGGCGCAATACAGCGCGAGTTTGCCAAGGCAATGATCGACAAGGCTCCCGCTGATGCGGTTGTCAAGATTAGCCAAGCCATTCGGTCTGATGATCAGAACAATAAAATGTGGGCAATGCTATCAGACATAAGCAGGGCCAAGCCTGAAGGCAGAATGCACACGCCAGAGGTTTGGAAGTGCCTGTTCATGAATGCACTGGGCCATGAGACTGCTTTTGAAATGGGATTAGATAATCGTCCGTTTCCGGTCGGTTTCCGATCCTCTAGGTTAACCAAGGCGCAAATGTCGGACTTGATCGAAATGATCTATGCCTATGGCGCACAGCATAATGTGAAGTGGAGTGAAAATTATGAGTGAAGTTAGCGATGATCGTCTGCGTCTCTTGATTGAGCGCATTGAGCGCCTGGAAGAGGAAAAGAAGGGCATCAGCGAAGACATCAAGGATGTTTACTCTGAGGCTGGCGCTGTCGGTTATGACAAGAAGATTCTCCGTCAGGTGATCAAGCTGCGCAAGATGCGGGCTGATGAGCGCCAGGAGATGGAGGCAGTGCTTGACGCTTACATGGCCTGGGGATGGAGTAATTATCATGGCATCTGTGAACAAGGTCATCCTGATCGGCAATCTGGGCCAAGACCCGGAGGTCAAGAGTTTTCAGAACGGTGGGCGCATTGCCAACCTCCGAATCGCGACCAGCGAAAGCTGGAAAGATCGCGCAACTGGCGAACGCAAAGAGCGGACTGAGTGGCACAGCGTTGTCATTCAGGGTGATGGGCTGGTCGGAGTAGTGGAGCGCTTCCTGAGAAAGGGAAGCAAGGTCTATATCGAAGGCAAGCTGCAAACCAGAAAGTGGCAGGATGCTTCAGGCAATGACAGATACAGCACAGAGGTGGTTGTTGGCATGAGCGGATTGCTGACTATGCTGGATGCAGCCAATGGCGGAAATGAGCGCCCTCCGGTTGATCCGAACAATCGCGAATTGGCGAAGCAGTTCATCCCCCAGGATGATCTAGATGATGATATTCCATTCTGATGTAAAAAACCGCTTTACAATGGGGCTGGGTGGATTATACCTAGCCCCATCAGGGCAACAGCCCGCCAGATGGAGGAATCCATGATCTCTGAGTTTTATCACACCATCACCCGCAACGACGAGGACTTAGACGTTCTCGTTGAATACCGCGCAATTCGATGCAGCGGTGGGCCGGACGTTGAGGTGACAAGCATCATCTTAGATGGCGTTGAAACTGAAGTCACTCAGGAAGAGCTGACGGAGATTTATGTCGCTTGTTACGACAGGGTTGACGAAGACTTTATCGATGATGCGGCCAGCTATGGCGATTATCGATACGATCTTTCACGCGATTATGAATGAATAGGGAGCATTTTATGAACGTGTCTTATCAAGTCCGCACTGTGCGAAACACACCGATCTATGCCTATGACAGCTTAGTTCGCGCCCAAGAGGAAAGGCTGAAGGCTGAAAAGCGGGTTGGCTGCAAGATGGTGATTGTGAAGGTCACTCAGACCGAAGAGGTGATCCATGACTAAACTTCGCAATTTTATCTGGATCGTGCGGTGCCGCTTGATCTGCTGGCTGGCTGGCAAAAATGGCGTTGCGATCAACGTAAACCTAGACCCCCAAAGGGGCCTCGTCATAAATTTGGGTAGGCCGCATTATTACCGCAACGTCACGGTATCACGCGGTTTTACATTTGAGGGGCAAGCCAATGACTGACATTGAACAAAAGGCGCTGGCGCTGCTGAATGAGGTGCTGGCAGAGCGCCCGTTTGGGCCTAACGATAACTACATTTACGTAACCCTCTGCCGCGCCATCGAACAGCAC